CTCCTGTCGAGGCCCCTCTTGCCCATGTCCTCCAGCCACTTCTCCACGGCCTTCTTCAGGTCGCTCTCCGCGTAGTTGTTTGAGCTGCCAAATTCAGATTCACCAACCGATTCCAATGCCAGCAGGAACAGGCTGTCCGGCAGGCTACCACGACGCTCAACATCCAGCACCACAAATCTGGTTCCGGCCAGCGCAACGATGTCACCCGGCTCGTGCAATACTGCGTACTTTTTCATGTTTCGTTCCATCCTTTCTTACCGGCGATGCAAACACGCCGATATTCAATCCACCGATTTTTTTCATGGCTTCGTCGAGTTCTCTTGCGGTTGTGATGCCATATTCTTCGGCCAGCAGTTTCTTCAGCGTTTGGATGTCAGCCATCGTCTGCGCCTCCGTTCAGGAGCTTGGAGCCAATGAGCTTCAGTTCCCGCGCCGCCCGAATCAGTCCGTCGAGGTAGTCGAGGATTTCGGTCAGGTCTGCCCACTCATCCTTGGAGATGATGCCATCTGCCGTGATGTCGATGAGTTTTTCCTTGACCTGCTCGATGTCACCCTGCCGGAGCTGCTTCAGCAGCTTCATGGTCGTACGCTCTACCGAGGCAATTTCAGGGGACGGCATTTCGAGGCTCTTTCCGATAAGGCACTCCGACGAGCAATACCACGCCATCAATTCCGGTGCGTTGTAGATGTCTGCCATCAGAACCACCTTATCCACCGGGATGACCTTCGTGTTGCCCAGCTCGTAATCTGCAAGGCTCGAAGCCGAAATTCCGAGCAGTTCCGCAGCGCCTTCGCGGCTACCGAGCTTATCGTTGTGCTTTGCGGCCTCTTTCCTACACCGGAAGCACTGGTTTTCACAGGCTTTTGCGGCATCGCGTCCCATTTTCTTTGCCCCCTTGATGCGCTATACTTTAGACATCAGCAAACCGCCATGCGTATACTTACCCTTTCGGTAAGTTGTCGTCGAAAAAAATAGCGTTGACCTGATCGCTGGTCAGGTCAAGCGCCTTGGCGACAATGCTCATTTCCTCATTGGAGAACTCGACCTCTCCGCGCTCCTTCTTGGAGTAGGTAACAAGCGATTTGCCGATCAATTCGGCCATGTTCTTCTGGGTCTTGCCTTTCTCGACCCGGATGCCCTTGAGCTTGGAGCTATTCATCCGCTCACCCCCTTTCCGTGTCTTCATTATAGCTTACCGATATGGTATATGTCAATCTTAAAATGATAATTTTGGTAAGTTTTGTTTACTCTTTGACAAGTATGTTATAAACTTGGTAAGTAAGCTACATTGGGAGGTATCACTATGTACAGCAAAGCCATGTTCGCCAAACAGTTCAAAGAGCTCATCGACAAGCGCGGCCTCACGCAGCGTGCTGTCGCAGAGCGCATCAACACGACGGAGACTACCATCTCGCGTTATGTTTCCGGCGATAGAACGCCGAACATCGAGACCGCTGTGGAGCTGGCCTCTGTACTGGGCGTGACGCTGGACGTTTTGGTCGGTGCCGATCTGCCCGCCGCAGGCCGTACGCCGCCCGACGTCAGTATCTTAGTCGCCTGCTACGAGAAAGCGTCCATCGCAGACCGGCAGGTTTTGTGGTCGCTGCTCGACCGCTACATGACCCCGGAGCAGCGGGTCATCATAACGTCCATGCAACGTGAGGAAAAAGCCGACGTAGGCTGATACGGGTTGACTTTTCGAGGAGGTGAAAATCATGACGAAGCAACGTACCGGGGACGAACTTATCGTCTTTGATGATATGCCCATTGGTAAATCCTTGAGCGACTACTGGCGTTGGAACGCCTCAGACCTGCTCAACAACACCCTGCGAGGCTCCTACTGCGAGTTCATTGTATCCGCCGCGCTGGGCATTGATCTGAGCGGAACCAACGATGACTGGACTCCCTACGACATCTCTTTCCCCTACAACTGGGTATGTAATGGCGAGGCCCGCGATGAAGTGCGCATCGAGGTCAAGAGTTGCGCATATCTTCAGGCATGGCGGCAGGGCGATGGAAGACTGTCCAACATCCAGTTCAGCATCCGGCCAACGAGAGCTTGGGACTCCATCAGCGGTTATGCTGAGGAGGTCAAACGGCAATCCGACGTGTATGTGTTCTGCCTCTACACCGAGACTGTGCGCGAGCGAGCCGACCCGCTCGTGTTGGATGGATGGGACTTCTACATCGTACCGACCCACGTTCTGGACGAGCAGTGCGGCCCTCAGAAAACGATCTCACTTACCATGCTGAAAAAGCTGGACCCGTACCTCGTCCAGTATGACAGCCTCCGTGATGCCGT